GATTTATGAAAAAACCCTACGAGGGGCGTTTTTTCAGATTGCCACCGTGCCGGATACCTTCGGACGCACTATCGGGGAGGTTTTGCATCTGACGGTCAGGGGCGCGGAGTGGTGGGAAAGGTTGGCCAGAAAATATTGGTCGGTGATAAGGGTCGCTACCGGCAGGCATCACGTTAGGCTCTCGATGTGGAAAGGGGGATGCGTTCCCCCGGCAAGAGATCGGCGCCTCCTGGGGGGGCGCTGTGACGCAGGGGCCGGGGTGGTCCGAACGCCCTTTCCACGGCCAGTCTCGGCCCCTGCCATCAGCAGATTCTGGAAGTTCTCGACTAACTGAAGGAAAGGGGAGAAGATAATGGAACTCGACACGTTCGAGGAAGCAGTTGATCGCGCCCAGGGCAAGAACCAGGATGACACGGCGTTCCCACGTTTTTATATGCGGGCCATCCTGGACCCGAAGGCCACAGAGGAGGCGGGCGGGATCGAGAAATACCGGGAGGTGCCGTTTGTCGAGATACTCATACCGGGCATTAACCTGGAGCGGCCCGACACCAAGGTGACGATGGAGCATAAGCTGCGATGGCCCGAACAATGGGTATCCTTCGAGAACAAGGAGACTATTGCCCAGGATGGAACGCCGGTAGAAGCCTGCGCCGTCATTCCGGTGTCGTGGCGGCCCCGGCTCAAGGCGAAGAACATCAACACCGTCGAGGCGTTCCTCTCGCTTCCCGATACCGCGCTCCATCAACTCGGACCCGACTCGACGGAATTGCAGCACAATGTTCTCAAGTGGTCGAACACCGCCGAGCGGGCGGACACCTTCGAGGAGCGGACAAAGACACTCGAAGAGGAGCTCGCCGTCTTGAAGCAGGACACCGAAAGCCTGACGGGCGAGCGTGACCGGCTCAAGGAGCGGGTGACCGAACTTGAGGGAGCCGAGATGAGTAGCCGGGGTGGCGGGGAGGCTGACGCCATCAGGAAGGTGATCAAGGATGTCCTCGCCGATAAGGGGTGGTCCGTTCCCGCTGGCGCGGACATTGAGGAGCTGCTGAAAAGGGCCACCAAGAAGGCGACGAAGAAGGACAATCTGGCGGCATAAAACGCATGAAGGAAAGGGAGAAGGAATCGCCGCGTGAGTCTGCTCACGATGGTCGAGGAAATAACTACCGAGAACGGATGGCCTAAGCCGGCCACCGTGATCGGGAACACCACCGACGAGACGGTCGTCAGGATTCTTGCCCACATCAACCGGGCGGGCAAGGAACTGAACGATATGGCGGATTTCATCCGCATGACGCGGGAGCATACCTTCTCCACCACGGCGTCGGATTCGACCTACGATCTGCCTTCTGACTTCAGCAGATTCCGGCTCGCCACGACCTATGACCGGACGAACACGCTTGCCTTTGGCGGGCCGCTCACGGCTGCCGAATGGCAGGACATCAAGAGCGGGGGAGGGGTTGCCTCCACGACACCCTCGTACCGGATCAAGGTTAATGCTTCCCACAACAACGAGTTCACGTTCGAGACAGCCCCATCGTCCAGCAGCGACACGATTGTCTTTGAATACATCTCTACCGGATGGGTGCGGCTCAACGGTGATTCGTCCAGGACTCAGTACTTCGGGAAGTCGGGCGACACCGCATCCGATTCTGACATCTCCCTGATCGACGAGGAGCTCGTGAAACTATGGGCGACGGCCACATACCTCGAAAATCTGGGGTTCCCGTTCGCTGGAGCCCAGAAGCGGGCAGCCGACAGGTTCAGTCGGGTGGTGGGCAGGGACGGCGGGACGAAGATACTCAGTGCGGCGGGGAATAATGTCGATGCGGTCGTGCTTGGAGCAGAAACGCCCGCACAGGGATTCGGATAATGAGCGTTGCAAACGCGATCAGGATAGCGCAGTCGAAGGCATCGAGGATATATCCACGGGGATCGGGCCAATCGGCCAACCTTCGCCAGCGCGAAGCGCCCATAGGTGGACTCAACACCCGCGACACCTTCGATAATATGGCCCTGGAGGACGCCCGGACGCTCCTGAACTGGATACCCGACTACGGGGGCCTGACGGTCAGGCAGGGCTACACGGAACACGCCACCGGCGTCGGATCTGGCGACGTGCTGACGATTGCAGAATTCAACAACGGCGCCACCCAGAAGATGATCGCCTTCGACGACACGGCGGCATACGACGCCACGAGCGCGGGCGCGGCCTCGGTGCTGAGGTCCGGCCTGACGAGTAATGGGCGGTGGGATTGGGTGAACATGAACGGGTCCATCGCCTTCGTGGACGGCGCGAACGCGCCGCAGGAATACGATGGGACTACCTGGGGTGCGCTCTCCATCTCGGGATCGGGTCTCACTGTCGCCAACATCATCGGCATCATGGCGTTCAAGGGCGTCTCCATCGTCTGGGAGGATGACTCGCAGGACTTCTGGTATTCGGCGGCGCTGGCACTTGGCGGCACGATGACGAAGTTCTCACTTTCCAAGCTCGGGGCCGTGGCATCGAGGGGCGGGAAGATCACCGCCATCGAGACCTGGACATTCGACGGCGGCGCGGGCGAGGACGATTTCTTCTGCGTCATAATGTCCACCGGGCAGGTGATCGTCTATGCCGGGACAGATCCTTCTAGTGCCGACGCCTGGGCGCTCAAGGGCGTCTATGACATGGGCGCACCCACGGGCCGCGACACATTCATCAACCACGGCGGCGACCTCATGGGCCTTCTGGGGGGCGACTATAAGCGCATCACGGCCAATACTCTCAAGGCCGGAACCACGCCCGCCCAGGAGTCCAAGATGGTGGGGGCCGCCGACAGCGCACAAGTCCTGTACGGCGCGAACGCTGGATGGTGCGCGGTGCGGAGTAGGCGGTTCGCCATATTTAACGTGCCAGTGAATACGACTACGTTTCATCAGCACGTTCTGAACCTCGCCACCCAGGCGTGGACGAAGTTTGACTCATGGAATGCCCGCAGCCTCGGAACCTATAACGGTGATGTGTATTTCGGCGGCGGCGGCGGGCAGGTATATAAAGCGTTCTCGGGCGACAATGATGATGGATCGGCAATCGCGTGGGATGCCGAAACTACTTGGGACAATCTTGGGCAGCCGAACGTGAAGAAGCTCGTCGGCGTGAGGTTCGCTATGACCTCCCAGGGCAGCCTCTCTCTCGGCGTCGATATCGCCTTCGATTTCGAGCAGTCCACGGTGGCACAGCAGGTCACCGCCGGGACGGTTGGGTCCGCCTGGGATACCGCCACATGGGACACGTCCTCATGGGCGCCGGAAACCTCGCCCCAGATGCAGATGAGGGGCGCGGCAGGATCGGGCATCACCGTGAGCGCGAGGGTGCGGGGAGCGACGAGCGACCAAACAGTGAAATGGTTTAGGACTGACTATCTTTGGGTGCCTGGAGGTGTGATGTAATGGCCGTGAATCTACAAGACCCGTTCAACCTCGCGGGCATAAACGATTTCGCAACGAAGAACGTCCTCCTACAAGGGGCGGCGAACAGGATCGATCAGACGATACCGGGCGGCAGCCTCGCCTTCTCGGGGCCGGGTAGAAGCACCTCGAAGATCACGCTCGACCCCGCGATCCAGGGGCTTTTCGATGCCAGGGTGACGGCTGCGGGTACGGGAGCGACTGCGGCAGGGAACATCCTTGGCGACCTGGAGGGCGGAAGGTCCGCTGTCGAGAAGGCGACATTCGACAGGTTGTGGGGCGTGGCGGACCCGGCATACCAGACCATCGATGAGCGTCGCCGCAGGGAACTCCTGAACCGGGGTATCCCCGAGGGGGACGAGGCATTCAACAAGGCCATCCGGCTCGACGTGACCGATCCCAGGAACCGCGCCATAGAGACGGCGCGGCTGGACGCTGTCAGGGCGGGCGGGGAGGAGATGGCGAGGCTCGCCAACGTATCGAGCGGCCTGCTCGGCCTCGATCCCACGAAGGGAATACCGGGGACATCCTCATTCTTCGCACCTACGGCCATCGACACCCTGGGCCCGGAGCAGCTTCAGACGCAGCGGAACATGGCGGCGAACAACGCCTCCCTCGCGGCGGATCAGATAGACGCGCAGGTCAAGAGCGGTAACCTTCAGGCACTAACGTCGCTCGGATCGGCAGCGGTGATAGGACTCCTCGCGAACCCTGCATCGGGGAAGAAGCTCGCTTCCACTATCGCGACCGGGGCGGCGGCAGCAGGAACGTCGTTGATGGGCTTTATGACGAGGCTGTTCGGGGGGAACGCGGCGGAAGCGCAGGCGGTTATGGGTAATGTGGCCTCGGTTGAAGCGTTCCAGGCCGCCGCTACCGGACAGGTGGCAACTGCGGCAGATCCGCTCGGTGTGGGCCAGATATTTGGCGGCG